CGGCGGTTCGTGCGGAACAACTGAAAACCGACAAACTCAAAATCATGGACTCGCTTGACATGGAATTGGATTATACTAACCTGAAAATAGACTCTCCGACTCGCGTGATAACCAAAAGAGATGCTGAAATATTCCTCACCCATAACATCACAAGCGTTTAATCTTAAAAACACTCAGTAAATAGAAAACATACATGCTTGCATTATATTGACATTTCTAAGGGTCTGGTCCCCGCTGATACGAAACAATTATACGACGGTCTCCACCCGACCGCAGCGGGCTACGAAATCATATACAGAAATCTAAGACCTTACGTGTTGAACGCGATGAAGAATGCAAAGTAAACCGCGAGGAATAGTATATTTTGTCAGGATGTATACCGTTGTGACAAAATAACTTAATAATAATATGTATAATATAATATGGGTGGTCTTACTCAATTAATAGCCATTGGCGCACCGGACGTATTCCTCATCGGAGAACCGCAAAGGTCCCTTTGGAAACGAAATGCCGTGCGCAGAACAAACTTTGCAATAGAGTCCATGGAAACCACATTTGATCTTCGTTTTGGCGCCCCGTCGTTTGTAACGATAAAGAGGTCTGGAGATCTCGTGAAGAATTGTGTTCTCGAAATTGCGATGAAACGTTCGTCAACGGAATCTTTCTATCCGGCGGAACAATTCATAAAGAGCGTAACGGTCATGATCGGAGGTCAGGAGATAGAACACATCCCGGATTTCCCCAATTGGTCGCGCGTGCATGACGAGCTTTTCAATACCACGGAAATCAGGGCGGCGAACTACAGGATGCAGAATTTCAGAGACGACGACCCCCCTGGTGCAATTCGTACGTTTTATGTAGATCTCCCATTGTTCTTCTCAAAGAACCTGTCGTCCGCAATTCCGATGATAGCGCTGCAGTATCACGAAATTCAACTAAAATTCGTTTTCAACGAACCTTACAACATCCCGGGTATTGATTCGGTGTATGTACCACAGGTCCGATTCTACACGGATTATGTTTACCTAGACAAAATAGAACGCGAGTATTTCGTATCCAACCCTCACGAGTATATCATAGAACAACTCCAAACATTCACCGCCCCGTCTAAAATCTCAGATTCCATAGCGACCGGGATATACGATCTTCCTTTTAATCTACCAACGAGATATATTATATGGTTTTACAAATCAAATTTACATGGCCAATACACGACTAGTAACTTCCAATTCGAAACAAATGAGGCATTTGCGCCGATGTACAGTGCGGTACTGAAATGTAATGGCGTCGACCGTTTCTCGGAGCGCCCAGGTGGATATTTCAATCTTGTACAACCCACACAGGCAGTAGGGCAAGCTCCCTCGGCGGGAATCTACATGTATTCTTTCGGAGTTAAGGCCAACGAACAGGACTCTGCGGGAACGCTGAACTTCAGTCGTCTGGATGTTGTGACTCTGAGCATTACGAGCAAGGCGGCAACTGCGACAAGTATAACAGATATATTAGATACGTCTACAACTCTCGAGTCTGGGATGACCAAGTTTAATGATATTACAGTGTTTGCCCGCAACTTTAACGTTCTTCGCGTCATGGAGGGAATGGGCGGTCTCGTATTTTCGAATTGATTTACGCTTGTATGCACAACTTATACGAGGGTGTTAAGTATCCGTGAGAAACATCGAACTCTTTCTTTACCGTGGTCCTCCTCAAAGCTGATGGCGTCCCAAGATGAGAGATATCGCTCAATAAGTTTACGATCACGTCGAACATCTTGGAGATATAAGCTGTGTCTCTCGATCCAAAAATAACAATATTTCCCGTTCCGAATATAAACGCAGTGGATACTTTCTTAGAACCTTCGAACAACAGTAATTTTACTGCGGGATGACGTTCAGGATCAAAAAACGCCTCGACGCACATGCTTTTGGCATGGAGATACACGGCCTTCGGCGGGAACGACAATGGAAAGTTATCGCTTTGAACAACTGTCCCAGAATTTATCATATTTATATTGAAATCGTCGAAATTCATATTGATGTCGACCACTTCTTCTACAAATTGAGATATCAAAACTATCATGTGCAGGAAATCGACGAGCGATGAAAACCCGGTGGCATGAACCGTACCATTGTAAAACAATTTGGCGGATTTTTTGTCCAGCATGAAGGAAACCTGATGCCTGAATTTCCTGACGTCATTAGACTCCTTGTTCGCAACGGAACGGCGTTTGCGCGGAGGTTTCATTCCACCCAAATACAGACCTTCTTCTGGAGGATACTCGGCCAGCGCATCTCTGATCAGTCCAATTGGCATTTCGGAGTCAGAGGCGTGACTGAATTTACCGGTAATGGTCATCGTCGACAACGTAAGGGGCGCGAACTGAATTTTTTCTCCAACAGATGTTCTTGCAGTATGAGATAGACACTCGAGAAATTTTTTATTCGTGTCAAATACTTTGTCGATCACTGTCGTTGATATATAATGCCCGAGTACTTCTCGGTCAATTCCACATTGCAACGAGATCGTATCCACGCGAGACGACATTTTGTGAGATTACTATCAAAGAAAGTATATTTGTATCACAGAGTGTCAATATCTACAAATGTCCATATTGACACTCATAATAATTTAAGTACCTCAGATGACACAAACGTATATACAATGCCTACTCTTCCGACCAAGTTAATGGCCTCCGAGAAGAAGATGTCTCCTCTCCTGATCAAGAAACTCGTCGATCACGCGATAGTTCCAAGGCGCGCTACGGAAATGTCTGCCGGGTATGATATCAGCTCGGCAGAAGATGCGACAATCCTACCGAAAGAACGCATGGCGGTGTCAACCGGTATCGCGATCGGGCTTCCAGAGGGAACTTATGGCCGAATCGCACCTAGGAGTGGTCTCGCTTATAAACACGGTATTGATGTATTCGCCGGGGTGATCGACGCCGATTACACTGGTCAGATTTTCTGTATTCTTTACAATTCGGGCGAACACCCATTTGTCATCAAAACCGGAGATCGAATCGCGCAGCTGGTTCTAGAAGTTATCAAGACTCCAGATGTAGCGGTGGTGCTGGACATTGCAGATACATCGCGGGGGGATGGGGGCTTCGGGAGCACCGGCAAGTGATATGTAAAATATACACTCAAAAAATGTAAGAAATAAATATGCTATCTAGAATCAAAATACCAAGTGTACACACATGCCATAAAAGAGATGTAAAAGCAGTCAAACATTTCATTAAACGCCCAGTCGTCATTCCACAGCCACTAGAGAAAAAGGCTCACAACAGTCGCGAAATCACAGAGTTCGAGATACGAGTGGCAATGTCCACAAGCGTGCTGATTTTTTCCATGGGAATGCTTGCCACGCGGCGGGGAGACCCGGGAATGTATCTTCCACTTATAACGTCAGTCATAGGATACTGGACACCGTCGCCCAAAAAGAAAGACTGATAATCCATCCGAAATGTCATTTGAAATTCAAATGTTTATCATTTGACCCTGGTATAATATTGAATATATAATGTAAAACTGTGTAATATTTCACATATTAAAATAATCAACATGACTTTCGAACTCAAGTTCACCGGCCGCCTTTATGACTATCAAAAGAAAGCACTCGCGTGGATGCTGGAACGCGAAAGCTCTAACGATGCTCCCGGAGGATTCTTATGTCTTGATATGGGTCTCGGGAAGACTTGTCTTACAATCGCCACGATTTGTCTTCACGACATGAAGCACACACTCATCGTGGTTCCAAAGAACATCATGCATCAATGGGTAGCAGAGTTCGAGAAATTTTCGAACATCACTCCATTTGTGTTCTCTGCAAACGATTCGAACACCGGAAAGATTACGCGCGATATCCTTGCACAGCATCGCGTTGTGATCACATCTATAAGCACATTTGGCAGCATGAAGAAAGACGACGAGTCGGAGCTGCTTTCATTTGAATTTGATAGAGTAGTCGTTGATGAGGCGCATCTTATCAGAAACAATAAGACGAAGAGTTACAAACTCATCAAAAAAATTCAGAGCAATACTAAATGGTGCCTGTCTGGAACGCCCATCAACAGAAGTCAAAACGATTTCAAGACTCTGCTGGAATTCATGTC